AAGTATTTGCTGGTATAGAAAGTACTTCCAGAGAATCACCTGCAGCAAGGGCGGTTGCACCTGCTGTAGCTCTGTCTGTTGTTATTTTAGCGAAGTCAAGTGTGACTTCCATGTACCCGACTCTGGATATGCCTTTAGCTGGATGTCCAGCTGAGCCTTTATCAAAGCCGTGTGTGTCTGTATAAGCAGCCATATCTGTTCTCCTTTACGCTGTACATACAAGCGTGGCAAGAGCTTCAGGCTTAACGACTTTATAGCCGTAAACTTGAAGACCACGAATGATATTACCAAAAGTTGTTTCAGACCTGATAGTCTCCATATTTGTCATCTGTGATGCAAATGTGAATCCCATATTATGGCCACCAATAACACTATACTCGTTACCACTTTTGTATAGATTGTGACTTACATATATTGTAAACCTATCAATCATACCTAAGCGACCATTTCTCAATGGTGTTTCTCCGTCGCCAGTGATAGACGCATCTTTAAGATCAGATTGCTTAATTAAGCCACCAACCTTTGCAGGAATCACTAGAAAGCGACCTCCTTCAGGGCAGTTAGCTTCATCAAGAACTGTACCCATATCCACAATCTGGCCGATTACATTACTAGTAGTAAGAGCTTGGGGAGTACCAGCCACACCAAGATCAATATTACCAGAGATTCTTCCGGCAGCAGTTCCTTTATTACTTGAGGATACATCAGTTAGCATATCAGTTAAGACACGAGTATCAATCTTTAACTTCATTCTTTCTGAAGCGTCTTTAGACCATTGGTCCATCATATTAATGTCGGCCTGAACTTCGTCGACATCATCTTCGATACAAGCAAAGTATTCACCCTTATCAATGATAAGTTGTAGTTTTGCTTTATCTGGTTGTTCTACGGTAAGTGTTTGGCCCTTAACGTAGGTTTGTATTGTGATTTCCGGAGTAGTACGAATATTTACTGTATCGCCCATATTTCGGATCTCACCTTCATAAGCTGTATTGGCAATCGCTCCGAGCACTGATGCGTCGTAGAAATTTTCAATAAGCTTTCCTGACCAAATCTCAGGAATAAAGTTACCCGTATACGTTGGGTGACCTGGAGATGTTGCATAAGCCATTATAGCCTCCTTATTATGCGGTTAGTTAAGCATTTGTGATACGTCCATCTGTTTGTGCAGCGAATATATCACGTTCAATTTTATCACGCTCCTTCTCACGACCTCGATATTTTCCTTTCTGAACATCAGAAAAAAACTTCTTAATGTCTTCAGGACTATACTGTTGGCCAGGATTAACTTGAGTGCTAGTAGTTCTGCCTTTCTTAGGGGCGACCTGTTTAGCTAACTCTTTAGAAGCCTGATTAGTTTGAGCAGCTGGCGTACCTTTTAAACTCTCCCAGGTAGTGAAGAAATTAGTAACCCGTTTTGCATCAAATTGTTTTTGTGCGTCATCCAAATAAGCTTGGCGGGTAATTCCGGTAAGTGGATCAACTTCATTTAACCAGTCTTTAAATCCCTGATTTCCGTTAATCTCCTGCCAGTTTGGAACTGATGTAGATAATTCAGACCAGAATACTTGTTCACGTGAACTATTAGCAGCTTGCGCTGCACTGTCCACTTTAGGAAGTATATTAGTCTTCATATCAGCTAACTCAGTTTCTAACTGGGCTATCCGGTTCTGAGCAGAAAAGCTTTCTTCTTTAGTTACTTTACGCATCATATCAATAGAATCACCAAATTCATCAATATCATCTTGGGTAACTAAAGAAACTTTTTCAGGAGCTTTAGCAGGTTCTTTCTTAGTTTCCATAGAGGAAATTAATTGTTCCATCTGTGATATCCTACCTTGTAAATTCTGATTCTGTGCCTTAAGATTTGGCACCTCAGCATTATACATTCCTTGTAAAGTTTTCCACTTTTGCTCATAGTCTTCTACCTGAGTACCTGAAGCTTGTTGCTCTTCTTGTTCAGGTTCAGTCGCTTGTTCAGGTTCACTGTTGGAATCAGTAGTATCTTCAGTAACTTCCCCAGTTTCTTCTTCTTGGGAAACTTCTTTATATAACTCCTGTACTTCCTCAGACTGTTTTTGAACTTGCTTTGGTAAATTTTTTGCCATATTAACGCTCCTCCTGGTATGCGTAAGTAACCGGCTGTCTTAAGACTTTGCCGAAATTGATGGGGCATCAGAAAAAAATCTCTGAATTTCATTTAAAACTTGGCACCGCCCCTGTGCTAGTGCCGTGTTATGTGTAGAGTTAGGTAGATTATTAAGCTCGTGATTACGCCAGCTTGTCATCCACTCCTGTATTACAGGGTATTGTCTGACAGATGCTGCTATTGCACGTACAACTTCTTCATCAGGCTTAATCATCCAGCTGCTCCTGTTACACGATTTGTGACTGTGTTGCCATCCCTACCACCTTGAGGACTTCCGTCAGGTTGACTAGGAACAGGACCTTGTTGCGCACTTTGTTCCTGTGCCGCAAACTTTGCCTGCATCCTATCCATAACAGATGCCTTCTCACGGGAAGGAACAACATCTTCCACAGGCATTTGCAACCCTTTAGCCACTTCGCGAAGAATCGCTGCACGGCCCTCCTTTCCAATGATTTCCATATCAATTTCATTGGCGGTTGCGTTAAGAAACTCAAGACGACGGACATTAACTGTTTCCTTAATGGCCAAGTTAATAGCACCACGTGGCAGAATCTCAAGATCCCCCTTGATACTTTCGTCCTCGTCATATCTCATATTATATAAAAACTGTCTGGATACAATAGGTTTTACTACATCAGAATCAATATGCATGACTACCTGTCGTATACCTTTACCGGCAGAACCCATAAGCATAGATAGCCCTGATGCTGTACGCCCTGCTCCTTTTACATTTAGATCTCCATATACATAAGCTGGTATACCTGAGTGGTCATCGGCCAGCTTACTGAATGTCTCATATACCCCCATTAATGTATTGGCATTATCATCCGGCTGTGTAAATCTTACAGCTGGAGCACTAGACCCCAATGGATCATTAGTTACTTGCCAGATTTTCCACGGGTGGAGTTGCGTGATGTCTTCGTTTGGCGGAATCCTTTCCAAGTTAACTTCGACTTGAGGGCCTGAAGATATTCCCATGTTGTTAACCAGAGCTCTTGCAGAGGCGTTACAAACGCCTTGAAGATCTTCAATAATTTCTGGGATACCCTTTCCCCAAAACGCTCCAGGGCATTTAATAAACGATGTTTTAGCATAAGGTTTCTCTCCTAACGGATCGTAATTTAAAATTGCTTTGATTATATAGTTACCAATAACCCAGATATTAGCATCATACTCACGGGCAGGATCTTCTATCTCTTCTTCTGTAAGCCCCCACTCAATAAGCATGCTACCGCTTACCTTACCCCAAAACTCTAATGCATCAAATATTTCAGTAGGACGCTGGAATGCGTGGAACTTACGCTCCTCGTCATCCTTCGCCATCTCTATGTCTTCATTTATCCAGCTTTCAGAATTACCTAACTCAAGTATTTTACGTATGGCTTCATCATCATAGCCCGGGACCCCAATAAGATCAGCCAGTTCCATACGCGTTAGGGGATGGTGCTCAAATAAATATCCTTCACTAAGGTTGGATATTCCAGGTTCCGGATATATCTTAAAGGGGTCAACTCTTTCAAATTCAGGTGCTATTACTTCATCAGCAACTACAGAAGTTGTTCCTTCTGTTGTATCCCATCCTAATTTTCTCTGCCTTCGTATGATAGGTCCTTTAACAAAAGAAGCTGGATAAGTTACAAGGTCTGTAATAAAATCATTAAAGGACTCAGCCCATCCACCTTGTGCAAACTGATCCTGGATCTTAAGTTTCATACGACCAACTCGTTCCTGTGCTGCCTGTAATACTTTAAATCTATAGTCTTGGTCGACCATTTCCTTCAGTTCAGCCATTTCATTAGGCGCAGGTGCCTGCCCAGTAGCCTGTATAAGATTCATAACACTAGCTGAAAAGGATTCCTCCAGCTCTCTTGTCTGTTCTGGAGACAAGTCTGGTATAGGTGTAGGCTGTACTTCCCAAGGGGGAGTACCAGTTTCAAGCAGTATATCACGAAGCCAAGACTCTGCCGCACGGCACTTGACTTCAGTAATCATCATATAAACATCAGACCCTCCCTGATCCTGGATCTGTTTTAGTTTATCTGCTTCATATTCCCCATTACGTTGCCGCATCGCACGAAGCATAATGTCTTCAATAGGTTTCTTGGACTGACGTGCAGCGTCCCAGCATTCTCTTATGTAAGCTGTAATGCCAAGCATTAAAGGATTATTCTGGTTCTCCTCTAAAGTCTTATTCTCCTGCTCCTTTTCTTTCTTTACAAGAGAAGCATTGTCAACGACACGCAATATTGATAGTCCACCTTCTGACATTATCTCTTTCCTCTATTTATTCCAAGGCGTTTATTTTTTTCTTGTTGCTTCTTTACTTTGTTTTTATGCCATAATGACGTTGGACCACCTACACCTGCACTTCCAAACCCTGCAATCATATCCCCTTTAGTTGTAGGCATTTCCGATTGTTTGTTAGCTTTTTTTATACCCTTCCACGTCTCTTTAAATTTTTTAGTGGTAGCACCTATACTTTGCTTAGTCTTACTCAAAGTCTGTGTAATTTTACCACCAAATTTTTTTACAAAGTTCTGTGCTAACTTCTTACTTGCAAATCTAATTCCTGCTCCTGCAATAGGTCCTACAACAAACCATACCATTAGTTAGGACCTCTATATTTAAAAGCACCTTGATTTTTAGGTAGCGTACCTAATGTTTTTCTACGCTGTATTTTTCTACGTTCTTCTTCGCTATCTTTAATATTACTCCATGTGCCTGATATATTACTACCAACGTTCTTAATCTGACTCCAGAATCCTTTGCCAGGTTTTTTTGGTCCTTTAACAGTGTCCGTTCCAGGGGGGCCACTGTAGCTATTAATAGTTTTAATGGTATGTGGTTGATAACCACCAAGCTTCTGAGCAGCTGCAGCTGG